GGTATCGTGCAGGGCAGAGGTCTGTTGTTGATTACTTAATTGAACAGCAACTTAGACAAAAAGAAACCATGTTAACTGAATCAATCTTGGAGAACTAACTATGTGTTCAAGACCACCAACCCCTCCACCACCTCCACCCCCAAGGCCAACAGCACCAGCCCCAGAAAAGACTGCTAAAAAGGTTGGTAAAGCTGCACCTGTTAATAGGAAGAAGAATCAACCAGGTACAGGTGTTAACCGTAGAGGAGGTACAAGTTCATTGCAGATTCAACCTTTAAGTACAGGATCAAATACTGATTTAAATTTATAAAAAATGGAATATTCACAAGGCGGTAAGACTGCTGCTGGTCGTTACGAACAATTAGTTAGTACTAGATCAACATATGAAAGAGAAGCTAAAGAGTCTTCAAAACTTACCTTGCCAAGTCTTATTCCAGAAACCACATCTGGCACAAGGGCTAGGATTAAAACTCCTTTTCAAGCCCTTGGAGCCAAAGCGGTTAACAGCCTTGCCTCAAAGCTTTTAATTACTCTTCTACCACCGAGTACTGCATTTTTTAAACTAACAATAGATCAACTTGCACTTATGCAAGAAGGTCAAAGTGAAGTACAAAGTGAAATAGATAAAGGATTAAGGACATATGAAAATGCTTTGATGGATGAAATTGAGGTATCAAATGATCGTGTTGCAATGTTTGAAGCACTCAAGCATTTAATAGTAGGTGGTAATGTTCTTTTATATTTAACTGATAAAGGATTAAAAGTATATCCACTTTCTAAATTTGTATGTAAAAGAGATTCAGTAGGTAATGTCTTAGAAATAATTACAAAAGAAACAGTAAATCCACAAGCTCTACCTCCTGAGTTTCTTAGTCAAATCCAACAAAAAGATAATTATAATGAGAAAAGTATGGGTGAAGAAATTGATATTTATACTTGCATTAAAAGATATGGTGAAGAATTTATGTGGCATCAAGAATGTAAGGGAGAAAAGATACCTGGAACTGACGGCAGATCTAAAGTTGATGTCTCACCTTGGATTTTATTGAGATGGGTGAGAATAGACGGAGAACAATTTGGTCGTGGGTACGTAGAAGAGTACCGAGGTGACCTTATATCTCTTGAAGCTTTGACTCAAAGTGTAATTGAAGCTGCTGCTGCTTCAGCAAAAATTTTATTTCTTGTAAATCCCAACGGCCAGACCAGAGCTAGTACTCTAGCAAAGGCTCCAAATGGAGCAGTACGAGAAGGAAGTGCAGCAGATATTTCTGTTATGCAAGTAGGAAAACAAGCAGACTTAGCAGTTGCACAACAAGCAATGCAAAGAATAGAAGCAAGACTAGCTGATGCTTTTCTTATGGCTAGTTCTGTACAAAGACAAGCTGAAAGGGTGACAGCAGCAGAGATAAACCTTATGGCTCAAGAACTTGAAAATAGTTTGGGTGGCGTGTACTCTATCTTAAGTCAAGAGTTCCAAATACCATATTTAAAAAGACGTATGCACATGATGGTAAGGTCTGGAAAAGTCAAAGCCTTGCCAGAAAAATTAGTAAAGCCTAAGATAGTGACAGGGATTCAAGGTCTTGGTAGAGGTAACGACAGAAATAAACTCATTGAGTTTATCGGTACTGTAGCTCAAGCACTTGGACCAGATGTTATGAGACAGTTTGTTAATGTCGATGAAGCAGTAAAACGTCTTGCTACTTCTATTGGTATTGACACTACAAATCTTATAAAATCACAAGAGCAAATTGCAGAGGAGCAACAACAAGCTCAACAGCAACAGCTTATACAATCTCTTGGACCTGCTGCTTTGGGATCTAAATTACTTGATCCTAAAAATAATGCACAAGCACAACAACTAACGGAGGAACTAAATGCCAACCAAGAAGAAGCCCAGGCAGAGGGATGAGAACGGTAAGTTTATTGCCAAACCACAAGAACCTGTGGTAAAACCTGTAGTAAAAGAACCTGTTGTGGTCAAAGAAACATCAGTAGAAACAAATTCTAAAGATGTAATTACTAGACATGGCAGTACACTACATACAAGTTAATTAACCATTTATGACTTCATCACAACTAAACGTATCTGAAACACCACCAATGTCTCAAGAAGACTTGGAGACTTTAGCTAAAAATGAAACAGACGAAAATGGTCTGATATTAGGTAAATTTAAAAGTGTTGAAGATTTAGCTGCAAGCTATAAAGAACTTGAAGGTAAGTTAGGTTCTTTTGAAAAATCAGAAGAAGCTGAAGAAGAAGTTGAAGAAGAAACTGCTGAAGAAGAAGTTTCAACTTATAACGAAATATATGGTGATGGTCTTGCAGATGTCTTAGAAGAAGTTGGCATTGATCCAGAAGATATAACAAATAGATTTTTAGAAACTGGTAACATAGATGAAAATGATTATGAGCTTTTAGGAGAAGCAGGTTTTTCAAGGCAGATCATTGACACTTACTTAGACGGAGTTAGAGCGCAAGGTGACGTTGAAGAGATTGCTAGGTCAGAACAGGCAAGCATAAAACAAATTGCTGGCGGTGAACAAGGATATGAACAATTAAAATCTTGGGCTAATGAAAACTTACCAACAGCAGATCTTGATGCTTTTGATAGTATAGTTCAAACAGCACCTCCAGCAGCTATTAAACTAGCAGTACAAGGTCTTTATTCTCAATACAGAAACGCTATGGGTATCGAACCAGATTTAGTCTCAGGTAGACCATCAAGTAACGGATTAGCTCCGTTCAGATCAGCAGCAGAAGTAACTACTGCTATGAATGATCCACGATACGGAAAAGATATGACTTACACAGGAACAGTACAAGAAAGGTTGCGTGAAAGTGATGTCTTTAGATCATCTAGGTAATGGGAAAGTTATGTGCTAGAGGTAAAGCTGCTGCCAAGCGTAAGTTTGATGTTTATCCTTCTGCTTACGCTAATGCTTATGCTGTAAAAGTTTGTAAAGGACAAGTTAAAGTAGGTGGTAAAGCAAAGGTCGCTTCTGGCTATACTAAAAAAAGTAGAAACAACCTTAAAATGAGGTCTTAATTATGCCTTTAACTGGAAATCAAAAAAAAATAGATGCCAACAAAGATGGTAAGATCACAAGAGAAGATCTTAAAATGCTTCGTAAAGGAAAAAAGAAAAAAACTTTTGTAGATAAACTTAAAAATAAAGTTAAAAACAGAGTATTGGGTAAACTTACTAGAGTTAAAGATCAAGAAAGACTACAGAAATTAAAAGAACAAGAAGGTTTTTAAAATTTATAATGGCAAAACTTAGTCTTAGTCAGATAAAAACTTTAAAGAAACATTCAAAGCATCATTCCAAAAAGCACATGGATATGATGAAAAAGCTAATGCGTGAAGGTTCTTCCTTCAAAGCTGCACATAATAAAGCACAAAAAGATGTAGGAAAATGAGTCTTAAAAGATGGTTTGATGAAAAGTGGGTAGATGTTAAAACAGGCAAACCTTGTGGTCGGCAAAAAGGAGAGAAGCGAAAAGGATACCCTGCTTGCAGACCTTCAAAAAGAATTAGTAGTAAGACTCCAAAAACTAGAGGTGAGATGAGTAGACAAGAAATAAAAAAATTTAAAGATAAAAAGAAAGGTCCAGGAAAAATACCTTACCAACACAGAAGAGATAGTTTAAAATTTTCTAAATAATGTTATATTTTAAATAACTTACATTCTTTATGGCTAAAGGGGTATCTCTACGAAAAGAGCATAAGAGTCCTTCTGGGGGTTTGACTGCTAAAGGTAGAGCATACCTTAAAGCTAAGACAGGTAGTAACTTGCAAGCACCTGTCACAAAGACAAGTGGCCTTTCACCTAGACAAAAAGCAAGAAGAAAATCTTTTTGTGCAAGAATGTCAAAAGTCAAAGGACCACTTAGAAAGAATGGCAAGCCAACTCGCAAAGCCCTTGCTTTACGCAAGTGGAATTGTGGGTCAGTAAAAACTTAAAAGCGAAAATCTTAATATCAAAAGTGCCTGATGCGTCAGATAACACTTATGAGAACAGACAGTAGCGAAGTAAGTTTCTTAAATTTTATTCAATCAATCTAAAGGTTTTTTACCATGAGTAATGCTACGGTATCTCGCCTTGGTTTGGTCGACAATACAGGAACAGACTTTGACGCTCTGTTTCTGAAAGTGTTTAGCGGAGAAGTTCTTACGGCATTTACTCGTAACAACATCTTCAATGAGCAACTTCATTCTGTTCGTACTATAACCTCAGGCAAATCGGCACAATTTCCAGTTTTAGGCACTGCCACTGCTGCTTACCATACACCTGGTAATTTATTGACAGGGGGCAACCAAATCAGACACGGTGAGCGTTTGATTTCAATAGACGACCTTCTAATAGCAGACGTTTTCGTCAGCAAATTAGAAGAATTAAAGAATCACTATGACGTTAGAGCAGCTTACGCTGATGAACTCGGCAAGGCTCTAGCTAAAACATACGATTCTAATGTCGCAAAAATGATCGCAAATGCGAGTCGTGCATCTTCAACACTTACAGGTATTGCAGGTGGACTTACCTTAACTCTTGGTTCTGGTAATACTGCTTCAGCAAACGTATCTGGTGATGAGATAGCAGCAGCTATCTATGACATAGCTCAAGCATTTGACGAGCGTGACATTCCTCCAACAGATCGTTTCTGTGTGCTACCACCTGCTGAGTACTACAAACTTGCTGAGTCTGCTACAAGAACAGTAGATGTTGACTTCAACCCTGGTGGCAATGGTTCGTTTGCTTCTGGTAAAATCCAGCAAGTCGCAGGTATTCCTGTGATGATGAGCAACAACGTACCTCAATCAAACGTCAGCAGCAATCCAAGCGGTGCAAACAACACCTACTCAGGTGACGATAGTAAAACTATTGGATTAGTCTTCCATAAGAGTGCAGTAGGAACTGTAAAATTAATGGACATGACAACTGAGATCACAGGAAATGATTATGCTACGATGTATCAAGGCACATTAATGGTTGCTAAATATGCTCTAGGACATGGAATCCTACGCCCAGAGTGTGCAGCTACTATTAAGTTATCTGCTTCTTAATACTTCTTAATTTCAATTTATAGGGTATCTTATTATTAGATACCCTTTTTTTATTA